ACAACTGGCTGCTCAACAAGAAGCTGATCGTATTGCAATGGAAGCGCAACTTGCATCCACCCCGGACCCTGATCCGATTTACGAGGCGCCTACCCAAGGTGAACTATTGCAGGCGGCGGAAACCGCACAGGCGGCAGAGGAGCAATTGTTTACGACCCCAACAGACACCGACACTGCGATCGATCGTGGAGCGTACGGACAGGTTCCAGCACAACAACAGCCCGCTAGTCTTGGGCTATCCGGCATTCAATCTTCGTTGAACCAAGTAAACTTAGATGTAGGCGATACGATATCGGACTACACCACCGGTTACCCAACAAGTCAGGGCATGGAAATCAAACGCACGTACATGCCTTTTGAAGGCACAGAAGAAGAACGCGCAACGGGATACGTAATGCCGGTTTACAAACCCGTAGCTAATCAAAGAGCGATGCCTTCTTTATTCCGTACATACGACCCAACGGACATACCCGTAAACCAAGGCGCGTTTACGGCGGGTTCCGAAGCACCGGGACCAAACTCAGGCGTTGTTAATACAGGCACTCAAAGCACGGCGCCCGGTGCCTTTGGTTTAGAAGCTACTCAATCGTATCGGTGCGGTAACGGTTACACGCTGCAGTTTGTAAACGGCAGCCCCGTTTGTGTGCGAACCGGTGGCGGTGGTCCGGGAAGGCCGCCTCGTAAAGATCCGCAGATTGTTGACGTAGCGAATCCGGGTGGTATGCGATACGGTGGTGATGTAGGCTTGCAACGCGGCATTGGTAGCTTTGGAGCTTAAATATGGCAAATGGTGATACACCTCCTGTTTCGTTGATGGATCGTCAAGGTCTGGATCTTGATGTAGACGACGTGCAGGCGGTAGAGGTTGAGGCGTTACCCGGCGACATTGCTACTCGAATAGATATCGAAGGCGTTGAGATTATCCAAGAGGATGATGGCGGCGCTACTTTAGACTTTGACCCGTTTAAAAATAGAGATAGAGAAGACGATTTCTACGACAACTTAGCGGAGTTTTTGCCTGAGTCTGTTTTGAGCTCGGTTTCAAATGAGCTGATGGATCAATACAGCGCCAATCGTGCGTCGAGGCAGGATTGGGAAGACGCGTACTCCAAGGGCCTTGAGCTTTTGGGCTTTAACTACGAAGAGCGTACAGAGCCTTTTCGGGGCGCTACGGGTGTGACACACCCACTTCTAGCAGAAGCAGCGGTACAGTTTCAAGCACAGGCGTTCAATGAGCTATTGCCAGCGAGTGGCCCAGTACGAACCACGGTGCTTGGCTCACAGAGCACGGACAAGATGGATCAGGCCAAGCGTGTTCAAGACTTTATGAATTACTACATCACTAATGTGATGGAGGAATACACGCCTGAGTTCGACCAAATGCTGTTTTATTTGCCCTTGGCAGGCTCAACATTCAAAAAAGTGTACTTTGACGACGCTTTGGGCCGTCCGGTTTGCAAATTTATACCGGCGGAACACCTTATTGTCCCGTACGAAAGCAACGATCTGGAGACTTGCCCGAACATAACGCACATTGTGCGTATGTCATTGAATGATTTGCGCAAACAACAGGTCAGTGGGTTCTATCGGGACATCAAAGTGCTTCCGTCGCAACCTGATTCGACCAGTGTAAGCGACGAAATCGACTATATTGACGGCACCAGAGCCTCTAGTGTCGACTATGACTGCACGTTATTGGAGTGCCACGTCGATTTAGACCTTGAGGGGTACGAAGACACAGACGAAGACGGCGAAATGACCGGTATCAAGGTCCCTTACGTCGTTACGATCAGCGAAGACAACGGGAAAGTGCTTGCCGTTCGAAGAAATTACCGCGAAGACGATCCTTTGACGTCAAAAATCCAGTATTTCGTTCATTACAAGTTCCTTCCGGGCTTTGGTTTTTACGGAATGGGCTTGATTCACACGATTGGCGGGCTTTCTAGGACTGCAACAGCAGCTTTACGTCAATTAATCGACGCGGGCACCCTTTCGAACCTGCCTGCAGGTTTTAAAGCGCGTGGTTTGCGGATCAGAGACGACGATGACCCCTTACAACCCGGTGAATTCAGAGATGTAGACGCTCCGGGCGGCGTGATACGCGATAGTTTGATGCCTTTGCCCTTCAAAGGGCCGGATGGCACGTTATTTCAACTTTTAGGCTTTGTAGTCAGCGCGGCTCAACGTTTTGCGACAATTACCGATATGAAAGTAGGTGATGGCAACCAATCGGCAGCGGTTGGTACTACGATCGCTATGATTGAGCAAGGCGGTCGTGTTATGAGCGCCATACATAAGCGCCTACATTATGCTATGAAAGTAGAGTTTCGCATTTTGGCGCGTGTAATGAACGAAAGCCTGCCGGATGTGTACCCGTACGCCGTTGCTGGGGCGGATCAGGCGGTAAAATCTAGGGATTTTGACGATCGTGTAGACGTTTTGCCGGTTTCTGACCCAAATATCTTTTCGCAAAGCCAGCGGATCGCTTTGGCTCAGACAGAGCTACAAATGGCTATGCAGGCGCCTCAGATCCACAACATGCCGCAGGTGTACCGCCGAGTTTATGACGCTATGGGCGTCAGAAATGTCGACCAGATCTTGAATGCAGAGGTGCCGGACGAGGTCCGCCCGAAAGATCCCGCACGAGAAAACATGGACGCCCTCGAGAACGTGCCTTTAGAGGCTTTTAAGGGTCAAGACCACATGGCGCACATACAGGCTCACTTGTTGTTTGTAACCGGCGGCGTGGCCGCTACGTTGCCTCAAGTGGTGCTTACAATACAGAAGCACATTTTGAACCACATCCAGTTGATGGCAGAAGAGCAAGCAGAAGCCGCTTTTGCGCAACAGAATCCGAACGTGGCGATTGCAGATCCTGCCAACAATGCGCCGTTCCAATCGATGGTGGCTCAGTTTGTAGCACAGGGTATGCAGCAGGTCGTTCAACTAGGTCAGCAAATTCAGCAGGCGGGTCAGCCGCAAGAGCAGCAGGGCCCTGATCCGTTGATTGCTTTGAAGGAACAAGAACTGCAACTCAAGGCGCAGCAAGAGCAAAACGACGTTGCAGAAGAGCAAGCCAAACTCCAATTGGAGCGAGAAAAACTGGCACAGCGCGAAGCAAACTTCCAGCAAAGGCTGGCAAGCCAAGAATCCCAGACGCAGGCACGCATTCAAGCGGGCATCGAACGGGAACTTTTGAAACAAAGAGGTGACCAATGAGAACAGTCAAAGTAAATGGCGTTAAGCCAAAAGAACCGCCAACACCTGTTGCGAAGGCCGAGATAGAAGGTCAAGGCAGTATTCCTTACGCGGTGGCTAAAGAAGAAAAAACCCCCGACACTATGTTTGCCAAGATCACTAGAGGCACGGCGCGGGGCATGGGAGCAGCAGAACGCGGCGGTAAATTTACTATCGCGTAGGCTGTTTTAGTAAGATAGTATCGGACATAGCCAGAGAATAAACGATAAGGTACGATACTTGAACGATCTAGATGTAGTGCAGTTTGTACAAAAGACATTGAAAGGTCGCAAAGCCCAAATTCAGGAACTCATGTCTGAAGGCGGGATCAAAGACATGGAACATTACAGAGAATGCATGGGTGAGATCAGAGCGTGCGATTACGTTTTGGTTGAACTCTCTGAAATGCTTAAAAAACAGGAACAATCAGATGCCTGACCCGAATGAAGCACTGGATCTGTCCAGTAGCTACGTCGCAGAACAAGACATGGTTTTAGACCCGTCCTTAATTGATAAAGAACTTGTAGACCGCCTCCCACAACCTACGGGATGGCGCATCCTAATTATGCCGTTCAGGCCCCCCGAAAAGAGTGATGGAGGCATTTTACTTGCTCCCAAAACTCTGGAAGAAGACGTAGTGCAGACTCAGGTCGGTTACGTGCTCAAAGCTGGGCCGCTTGCCTATAAAGATAAAGAACGTTATCCAACAGGTGTGTGGTGTAAAGAGGGTGATTGGGTAATTTTTGCCCGGTACTCAGGTTCTCGGTTCCGTCTCAACGGCGACAAGAAAGCTGCTTTTGGCAGTGAGGTTCGCATGTTAAACGACGACGAAATCTTAGGAACTATTTTAGATCCGAAAGATATTTATCACGGTTAGGGGATAACACATGGCAGAGTCAAGACCCGCCCATGAAGCGGATGATGGTCAAATCGACCTCGAATTTACAGAAGACGCGCAAGAGATTGTTTTAGATGAGCCGGAAACGGTTGCAGAAAGCACGCCTGAAGCGGATGTAACTGAAGAGTCATCGGAAGACGAACACGAACAATACGGAAAGTCCGTACA